GAGAAATTCCCGTAGCATCAAGGGATCCGGTAAGGACCCTGGTCTCTCAACAGAGACCCTTCCCGCTAAAAAGCGGAACAGGCGACGTACTCCAAAAAAGTTGGAGCATTTCGCCAGTAACCCTTCATCAGTACCAGTGACTGAAGAGGGGAGAGGCCAAGATTTGGTTCTTGAGTTCGGCACTGCAATGATTCCTTCTTTGAACGAATATTACAGGTCACATGAGGGGCTTTCCCTTCATGGCCGGCTCAAACCTCTTCTCCGTTATCCCGTCGAGATTCTTGCTCTTGCAAGAGTTCTCCGGTATAAGGGGGATTCAATCGAAGGCTCCGGAAAGGCTGTACTAAATGTATGGCCTCCTCCGAAAACCTTAGGCTTGTCTACTCACGAGTTCTATGCCCTTTGGGCAGAGGACGTTCGGAAGGCGCTTTCAGCTTTACTGAAATCGGATCCGAAAAACCGCATGGTTCGGCGATATCGCCGGAACCTAGAGGTTCTTGAGTTCATGAGAACAACCTGGGATGCTGCTCTGCTTGGATACCAAGTAGAGCGAGCGGTACACCTTCAGGAATACAAAGTCTATTCGCCATTAAACAGCCGTCGGCTGCAGGGCCTCAATAGATTTCGTAATCAGTTGGTGTACCATCCACTAGAAGCGGCGAAACGTCTTAAGCAACTTGCTCAAGAAAATCGCGCTTGGTACTTTGGTGGCTCAAAGCCAACAGGACGTCTTCTAGTGTTCACGGAGAGGAGGGTCGCGTTTCTTGCATCATATGTTGCAAGAAGCCTTCCGCCCGCTCCGGCCGATCCGGCGGGTTTGGAGGGACTCATGTCACGATTGACAGGGCCAGCCATTCCAGAGCCGCCGTATTGGCGTCCGTTCGTAAGAGCGTACATCGAAAGGTGGAGCAAGCCATTTGGCAAGCTCGAACTTTACACCATGCCGTCATCCAACGCTGCCTTGGGATACCCAAGAGCCAGCGGGGGACACACGAAAGGTGTGCAACACCTAGTGTTGCTCGGGTACGCCTTACGAAGAAACCGATCCCTATCGTCCCCTCCTTCGTTGAAAGAGGATTACGACGGTAGTTATTTAGAATTGCTGTCAGATGCATTGCATCCTGACTCTCGGTTGAGACACAGGGGCCCTAGGGACCCTGTGGAGCATTTCTTTAACAAACGCTGGCAAGACTTGGAGCAAGAATTGCCCGGCGTTGGTGAACGGTTCCAAAGCTATTTGCAAGAAGGGACGTTATACGTGCTTGATAATATCAAGCATGTGCCCATCTTGCCAATAGCAGCCGAGGAGCGAGGGTTGAAAACTAGGTTTCCTACGTGTTCTTTAACAGCAGTTAACCTTGTTCAGCAAATCTTACGTCGGGTCATTGACCACGTAATGATTAACGATCCTCGTTTTTCGGAAGCTCTTGGAGGTCCAAAAGATGTTTCCATGGAGGGGGAATCGGGCCCGTGGTACAGTCAAGACTGCACTGCGGCCACCGATTTCCACCCCCAATGGTTAACCCAGACGGTGTACGAAGAGTTAGCGGTACGCTACTCTGCCTTAAGGCCTTACGTCAAGTACTATGACTTGTTGTTCGGCCCGAAGAAAATCGTTACAGGAAATCCTGTCGATTTTGTACCCGTGGGGCTCTTTCGGAATTATCCTAAAGCTCCGCTGTTAACAGATCCGGTAGAAGTCGGGAAAATTTCCCGCCTTCGAAAGGATCCTGATGGAGGTCATGCGACCATCATTCTAGAAATCTGGAATGATTGGATCAATGACATCAACAGCTGGAAAGGCACGATTACGACCACGGGGCAGATGATGGGTGATCCCACATCTTTCCCCCCTCTGATGCTCGTCTCCCTTTGTGCGGGGGAGCGTACATTGGTCGAACACCCTTACTCCCCTAAGGAGAGTAAGAGGCGACACCGGGGTCTACGTAAAACCGACGTAGTACTAAAGG